CCCCCCGGAGCAGACCAATTAGCCATCAGCACTGGTGGGTCTGGGCGAGTATTTATTGGCAGCACCGGCACCGTTAATTTCACGGGTGGTGGCACCGCAGGCTCCACCCAAGCCGTTAGTTTTAACGGCAGCGCACCAGTCAACAGTCTCGTGATTGACTCCTCAGGGCGTCTAGGCATAGGGGTTTCGAGCCCTAGCACTCGCCTGCATGTACAAGACACTGCTGGCAATGCTCAATTAAGACTTACTGGCAATAGTGGATACACGGAACTATACACAGATGGCAGCTTTTATATTCAACCAAATGGATCCACCAAAATGGTGGTTCAATCTGGAGGCAATGTAGGGATTGGCACTGCGAGCCCTAACAATAAGCTAGATATTGCGGCTGCGACAGCAAATATTGGAATAGACGGCACAAGCAATACTTACATTAACTTCTTGAAAAGTGCTGCAAATATTGGATATGTTGGTGATGCTAATTGGATGTTCGGCAACTCTTCGTCTGATTTTGGTTTAAGAGCAACCAGCAATCTAGTTTTTGGTATTGGAGCGAATGAAAAAGCTCGCCTTGATAGTTCGGGACGCCTGTTAGTTGGCACGTCTTCTACGTCTAGCTCACTACCAAAGCTGATTGTTTCAGGCGGGGCTGATGGAGGTCCTACGCCGGCAATACTTGTAGCCAATAGCGAGTCAGCGCCTACAGATGGTGCCGCATTGGGTGATTATAGCTTCAGTGCTGCAAACCATTCGAGCGCAGCACGAATTGTCGCAAGACGAGATGGCGGAACATGGACTGCAGGGTCTTCTCAGCCAACAAGACTAGAGTTCTCGACTACCGCCGACGGGGCGAGTTCCCCGACGGAGCGGATGAGGATTACAAATAATGGCGGAGTGCTTGTAGGAAAAATAGCATCAGACCTAAATGTTGCTGGATTTCAAATAAGTTCTACTGGTCAAACAGATGTAACAGTCAGCGGTTCCGAGTGCATGAACATTAACCGCAACACAAATGACGGCAATCTTATACGTTTTTTCCAGGATAATACTTTTGAAGGTTCAATTTCGGTTTCCGGCACCACTGTCTCCTACAACGGCGCTCACCTAAGTCGCTGGTCTCAACTCCCTTCCGGTGCTGAACGCGAAGAAATCCTGCGTGGTTCCGTTCTCTCCAACATCAACGAGATGTGCGAATGGGACGACGAGGAAAACGAACAGCTCAACCGGATGAAGGTGAGCGACGTTGAAGGTGACAAGAACGTGTCCGGTGTGTTCCAGGCGTGGGACGACGATGACGACACCTACACGAACGACTTCTACTGCGCGATGACGGGTGACTTCATCATCCGCATTGCCGAAGGTGTAACCGTCGAGCGCGGCGATCTGCTGATGTCCGCTGGTGATGGAACCGCCAAGCCTCAAGACGATGACATTATCCGCAGCAAGACCATTGCCAAGGTCACCAGTACCAACGTGAGCTGCACCTACGAGGACGGCAGCTACTGCGTGCCTTGTGTACTGATGGCGTGCTGATTAGTCCCCTTCACTACCACCTTTTTCATAGGCACTCCTTACATGGGGTGCCTTTTTTTTTCACCTAAACACTCACATTAGTTATGTCTACTACCTTTACTTGGAATATTTCAAACCTCGAACGTGAGGTAATTGACGGTTACGTTTACGTATGCCACTATACTGTAGATGCCAAAGATGACACCTATTCCTCTGGTGCTTACGGCTCGATTGGTCTGGCGCGACCCGAAGACGAAATGATTCCTTATTCTCAGCTGACTCCTGAAGTCTGCGTTCAGTGGGTCAAAGACCAACTGGGTGAGGAGAAAGTAGCTGAAGTTGAAGCCGCTCTTCAGAGCCAGTTGGATGAACAACGTAACCCTACCAAAGCGGCGGGCTGCCCCTGGTAATCATCAATAACTCATTTAGGTAACTACAATGCTTACCATTCTTGGCGTGAGTCTCTCCTATGAGGCTCTTGCCTTTTTTGGCTTGTTTCTTGGCTCAGAAGCTCTGGCAGCAAGCAAACTAAAAGAGAATAGTATTATTCAAGTTGTTCTTTCGGTTGTTTCATACCTGAAGCTGGTCCGCAAAGAAGACGATAAAATTAGACAAGTCAAAGACTCTCTCAAATAACAACAATGGTAATGTTGCCTGTTCGGCAGTATTACCCCCAAACAGATAGTGCTACCGGTCATGGTGATCGAATGTGTTTCTCAAGCACATGCGCTATGGCCATCAAATATCTTCTACCTGATGCATTGTCTGGGGTAAATGCCGATGATACGTACCTAAAAAAGGTACTGAAATACGGCGACACCACCACTTCTATTGCACAAGTCAAAGCCTGTAATGATTATGGAGTCAAAGCAGGCTTTGCTACTAATGGCACAAAGGATAAATTACTTGCTGAACTATCAGCAGGTTATCCAGTAGCAACTGGTATCTTACATAAAGGCCCAGTCAGTGCTCCCCGAGGAGGTGGGCACTGGATGCTTCTTGTAGGAGCTGATGCAGAGTATGGCATCTTCCATGATCCCTACGGGGAGATGGATAATATCAACGGCGGCTACGTACGAATCGGAAGTGGTGGAGAAGCTGTTAAATATAGCTGGAGAAACTGGCTAAGACGTTGGGAGGTAGAAGCTCCTGGCACTGGTTGGTACATGACATTTAGATCCAACAAAACCAGCACTGCAAACCCGACAAAACCTGCATCAATAAACGATTGGCAAAGCGTCAAGGCAGTTGCTGCAGAGTGTGGTGCTAAGTACCCAGAGGTTGTGGCAGCTCAATGGGCACTAGAAAGTGGCTACGGTAAACACTTCTCTGGTAAGAACAACGCCTTTGGCCTAAAAGGTACTGGCACACAAGCTACTACCAAAGAGTTTCACAAAGGTCAATGGGTCACAATTAACACCTCATTTATTGACTTCCCGGATCTACATACCTGTATTCAATATCTTGTAGATCGTTGGTACAAGGACTACAAAGGATTCAAAGGTATTAATCGAGCTGTCAATCGTAGTGAATGTGCTCAACTTCTGGTCAAAGAGAAATACGCTACAGATCCTGATTATGCAACCAAGCTAATCAAGCTTATGGAGCAAAATGATTGAAGCTGCAGTATCTGCAACCATAGCTCTTTTCACTGCTGTTGTAGCACTAAATTCACGTATGCAAGCTCGTATAAACGAAGTCGATTCACGTATTGACCGTATTGAATTAAGAGTTGCAGAGAAATATGTCCAACGTGAAGAGTTATCAACAGCTCTTCAAAAGATGGAGGATCACATGATTCGCATCGAAAACAAACTAGATCAAATTGTATTGAGACATGGCTAAGAATAAGGCCACTGAGGATCAGTTTAACGAGTTACATAACCTTGTTACATCAGAATTCCTTAGCCGAATCAAATCTGGGGAAGCATCTACTGCTGATCTAAAAGCTGCCTGTGATTGGTTAGCCAAGAACGACATCAGTGGTGTCGCATATGAAGGTAACCCTCTCGATAAACTGGCAACAATAATGCCAAAAGTTGATCCAGAACTTGTTCAACGGAGGCTGTATGGCAGAAAAGAGTACAGCTGAATACTACAAAGACAACCCTGAAGCTGCTGATCAACATCGCAGCTACATGCGTAAGTACAACAAGAAACCAGGCAAAAGTAAGTATCGGTCTGAGCTAAACAAAGCTCGTCGGAAACGTGGCATCTACGGGAAAGGGGGCGGAGATCTTTCTCACTCTCGTAATGGTGCTCTCAAAATTGAGAGTCCATCAACAAACCGCGCACGTAACGGACACGGAAATAACAACCGATACAGATGACTCCATTGCTACCTACACCTGATCACTACCTCCAAAATCTAATAACGATGACAAGCCCTGAAGCCAAGCGGATGTGGCGAAGAGCCATTAAGGAACACTTCAACTGTCGATGCGTTTACTGTGGAGAAATTTATGAATTACATGAACTTACATTGGATCACGTACGTCCTCGCTGCTTTGGTGGTGAAGACCTTACAAGTAATCTTGTCCCTTGCTGTTGGAAGTGTAATCAGGCCAAAGGTAGTAATAACTGGCTCACATGGATGAGAGCCACATACGGTCATAACCCCTTGAGAGAGGGACTTATCTTATCTCATATTAAGTAAAATGGCAAAACCCAAAAAACCTTCAATGTTGACCCGTCAACGTCAACTTAGAAGGCAGCAACAGCAAGTCCGAACTGCATCAAGTAATAACTTGCCACCTCGTGGAGGTACATCAGGCGGTAATGGCGGTAGGCTGGTTCGCAATCCTAGGGGACAGGCTACGTCGAGCCGTGTCGAGCAAGTAAACGTTAGTGACGAGGGTAACAGGCCAACAAGACGCCTACCTAGTTCCTCTACACAAACACAAAATACCCCAAGTACATCGACTAATGCCACGAAACCTACTCAACCTCGACTTCCTGCTGGTAGCCCTGGTGGAGCACTAGCACTGCGTGCTAACCGCCCCGGTGTAACGGCAGCAGTCGCTCAGCTAGGTTCAGGCCTGATTGACGAGGGGGTCAAACGTGTTGTAAGAGCTATTCAGCAAGAGCGCAGTCAGCGAGCAGCTGAATCTGGTCAACGTGGACGGTATACCCCAGGTGATCAACAGGTCAGATTTGATAAACCTGTCGACAAGAAACCTGCTGGTGTAGTACCCGCTGCACAACAACGCACCACTGTTGTTCGTAGTCCTGCTCCTAAGGCTGCTCCTAAACCTGAACCAAAAGCAGAAGCACAGTCTTACCGTGACGAAAGGGATACTAAAGGACTGTCTGTTGGTCGTTACTACACCCTTGCAGAACATCGAGCTGCTGTACAGGCAGGTAAGTCACTAAAGATTGGATCAAAGTTTGATACAAAGTCTGACCTTGGTGTTAATCCCAAATTCTCAAATAAAGAATTGGATACCTCCAAAGTAACTGACAAGTCGAACGAGTACGACAAGAAGAAACGGAAAAAGCTTAATTAAGACACACCCCGTTTAGAAGCCCCTAGAAGGCCTCTATTTATCCACTAAGGTATATCCATACTCTAAATGTCCAAGAAGCGCCTTCCTGAGGCTCCTGGAGGCCTCTCCGTGCTTGATCAGTTACAGCAAGACTTCAAAATCTTCCTACAAGCTCTTTGGTCACAGTTAGACCTCCCTTCTCCTACTCGCGCTCAATACTCAATCGCTGATTACCTTCAATACGGTCCAAAACGTCTTCAAATCCAAGCCTTCCGTGGGGTAGGTAAGTCTTGGATTACTGGAGCCTTTGTCCTTTGGACCCTTTTTAATAACCCTGAAAAGAAAATCATGATTATCTCTGCCTCTAAAGAGCGGGCAGACAACATGAGTATCTTCCTACAGAAATTAATCATTGAAACACCTTGGTTATCACACCTCAGACCCAAATCTGATGATGCTCGTTGGAGTCGCATTTCGTTTGATGTTAATTGCAGCCCTCACCAAGCTCCTAGTGTTAAGTCTGTCGGTATTACAGGTCAGTTAACGGGTTCTCGTGCTGACCTCATGATCCTTGATGACATCGAAGTTCCTGGTAACTCGATGACAGAAATGATGAGAGAAAAACTCCTTCAACTATGTACTGAAGCAGAGTCCATCCTGACCCCAAAGGCTGACTCTCGCATCATGTACCTCGGTACTCCCCAAACTACCTTTACTGTCTACCGCAAACTGGCTGAACGTAACTATCGTCCCTTTGTTTGGCCAGCTCGTTACCCCCGTAAACTCTCCCCATACGAAGGGTTGATTGCCCCTCAACTCCAAGAAGATCTAGACAGTGGTGCAGAAGGTTGGGATGTAACTGATCCTGATCGCTTTGGGCATGATGAACTTCTTGAACGGGAAGCAGCAATGGGTCGGAGCAACTTCATGCTCCAGTTCATGCTAGATACAAGCCTTAGTGATGCAGAAAAGTTCCCCCTTAAATTCCAAGACCTCATCATTACCTCTGTTAACCCGACTCAAGCGCCGGACTCTGTTGTGTGGTGCTCTGACCCTCGTAATGTTCTCAAGGATCTCCCTACAGTTGGCTTACCGGGTGATTATTTCTACTCCCCGATGCAGCTTCAGGGAGAATGGAGTGCGTACGATGAAACGATATGCAGCGTTGACCCGTCAGGTCGAGGCACAGACGAAACAGCAGCCACCTACATAAGTCAAAAGAACGGCTTCCTATATGTTCATGAAGTCCGTGCATATCGAGATGGTTACTCCGACAATACCTTGTTAGACATCCTTAGAGGTTGTAAGAAATATGGTGTCTCAAAACTTGTCATTGAGACTAACTTTGGTGATGGTATCGTCGCTGAACTCTTTAAAAAACACCTCCAACAAACTAAACAACACATAGGCGTAGAAGAAGTACGAGCAACAATCCGTAAGGAAGAACGTATCATTGATTCCTTAGAACCAATCATGAATCAACACCGCCTTATCATTGATAAGTCAGTCGTTGAATGGGATTACGCCTCTAATAAAGACGAAGCACCAGAGAAAAGACTCCTTTATATGCTCTTCTATCAGATGAGCCGTATGTGTCGTGAAAAGTTTGCCATTAGACACGATGACAGATTAGACTCCCTAGCTCAAGGTGTTAAATACTTCACTGATGCTATGGGTATCTCTGCCCAAGAAGTCGTTAACCAACGTAAAAAAGACGACTGGAATGACCTCCTAGAAGGCTTCCTAGACAACCCAGAAACAGCTACTAATCACCTCGTCCTTGGCTTTGATATTGACCAAAGACGCCAAGCTAGAGGCTTAACCAAGACCACAGTCCCCAACTGGGTTTAGACGCAATCCCACATGTATACAGGGGGAGAGAGGGTGGACTCAAACCCTGGGGGAAGAAGGAGACAATCATTTCCTTCTTCCTTTTTACTGATGTCCCTGGGGAAGGACATCCCTCATGTCCTTGCTTAATCTTCCTCTATCTCTTTAACGGGTGAATCCAGTGAATCCAGTGAGCCCCGATGAATCTGCAAAGGCCATCACGGAGCGAAGCGGAGTCGAATCATTTAGTCACTACTTATTCTACTTATACTACTGTTAGCAATGGTGTATGAATATCCTCTGAATACTCAGAACTTCAAAGTATCTTACAATAAAGTAAGAGAAGGCCCTAATTGGATCATGGTGTACTACAAGAATGTAGCTACAGTGTGTCTTACAGTTAAAGACGTTAAAGATAGGCTTGGTCCTGCTAAGTTCTTGGAATCTACTAAAGAACTATGTGTATGGTTGGAGGAAAAGATTAAAACATATGGTGGTAGTCAAGAGGAAGGTAGGGCGGATACATCGTTTGCTAGTGAGCTGGTGGTGTCTCCTTAAAAAATGACAGAAATTTCTTAAGGGTATACCGCTATAGCGGGGACGCAAAACGCCCCGTGTGGGGGTGGGCAAA